CTTGGACGAGAGCCGCGCGCAGCAGGTGATGCAGCTTCGCCAGGATCTCAGGGACCACATGCAAGAGGTTGAACATGCTCGGCGCCCTTGACCCGCTGCGGCCTTACCTGGGTCTGATCCGAGTAGGGCTGTATGCGGCCGTGGCAAGCGCCCTGTTCATCGGCGGATGCCAGCATGGCAAGTCCAGCCAGGAGGCTGAGAGGGTCAAGGTGCAGGCCCAGTACGACGCCTACGTCGCCAAGATGGTCGCGCTGACCAATCAGGTCGCCATCGCCACTGAGCGCGCGCGCCAGGAATATCACGCCAAGTCTGCCGAGGCAGCGAGGAACTATGAAGATGGCCGCAAGAGTGCTGAGCAGCATGAGACCACTTTGGTTGCTGATCTTCGCGCTGGCAACGTCCGGCTGCGCAGCGAGTGGGCCGCGTGCATGTCCGCCCCCCGCAAAGATCAAGCTCGACCCGCTGTCGGAAGCACTGATGCAGCCCCCGCAGTACAAGCAGAGGCTTTCGGTCGAGTTCTTCGGGTCGGAGAAGATGCAGACAACCACGTCCGCTGGCTCCAAGCCGAACTGATTGCGACGCGGAAGCTGGCTGAGAGCTGTGGAGTGGTCGGGCCATGATCGTGCACATCGTGCCTGTAGATTCTGATGGCGGCAGGTATCCGACCCCGACCATGGGCACTAAGGTACTGACCGTATCAGGCGAGGCAATCAGCGGGGTAAGCAAGATCGTCCTCACGGCAGACGTTGAGGATGTGTGGCGTGCAACTATTGATACTGTGGCTCAGCCTGAAGCGGTTTGGGCTGAAGCAGAGATCATCCACCATCTGCCGTTTTGGAAACGCCTGCTGATCCGTGTTGCTGGGGTTGAATGCTGGACTGAACAACAGCGCCACGTCGCACAGCTTGCGCGCGCGGCTCCACCCAGTAGGAGTCCAACGCAAGCTGCACCAGCCGCCAGGGTAGGTAGCAACCCGCCCCCTCCCAGCGTGTCCAAGCCTCCAGTGCCGCCAAGCCCGCCCAGGCCGGCCACCCCGGAATCAGGAGTGAGGCCATGAGCGAGCAGCAAGAGCCTGTGGTATTCCAACTGCATCAGCATCTGAGCATGGAGCAAATGGAGGAGCTGAAGGAAAAGCTGGGCCAGGCATACGGCGATCGGATGGTGATCGTTCTCCCGCCTGGCATCACCAAGAGTCACAGCGATCAGCTGGTCCGCATCGAGCGCAAGCTGGACGCGCTGCTGGAAGCGTTGGCGGACGATGACGTGGAAGAGCCGGACCCTGCGGCCATCACGCTAGACGGCGACACCGTGCCGGCGGACCGCGACCAGTCGCAGAGCCTTGGCTGATGCCCAGCTTCCCGGGCAGCCATAGGCCGATGCCCAGGCTGGCCCCTGTACACGTTGCCCAAGAGCACAAAGAGAATTACGGCAATGGGCGAGGCGGCCGTCCGTGGCGACGTAAGCGCGATGCAGTCATGGCGCGAGACAAGTACATGTGCCAGCCATGCAGCCGCACAGGGCGCATCACGTTGGCCGACGAGGTGGACCACATCACCCCTCAGGCTGAAGGCGGGACGGATGACGAGGCCAACCTTCAAGCCATCTGCTTTAAGTGTCACCAACTGAAGACGCTGGCAGAGGCCCGGCGTGGAGTTGTCAAGCCTTCACGTGGAACATAGAACCTGAATGTGAAACATGAACGGCAGTCGTGGAACATTAATGGTTAATATGAACGTGGAACATGAACGGGGGGGTGGGAAAAATTTCTATCCCTCGCCCCCCGGACACCGGCCGCCCAGCCATTTTTTCGCACAGTCAATTCCAACAACCCAGAAATTGAGGTCCAGAGATGCCCCGCCCACGAACGCCAACGAGCTTGAAGGTGGTGGCCGGCACGGACAGGCCTGATCGGGCATTCCCGCCCGTGACGGAGCTTCCATTGGTCGCTTACGTTCCCGCCGCTCCCGACTGGCTACCCAACGCACATGCGATCAAAGAGTGGGAGCGCTTGGCTCCGATCCTTCACGCAAACAAGCTTCTGACTGAAGCAGGCCTATCCACGCTGGGAATGCTCTGCGCACTCCACGGGAAGATCGTCCAGCTATACGCCGCCGGTGAGTCCCCGGTTGCTTCGATGGTCGCGCAACACCGCGCGCTCTCGAACGACTTTGGGCTGACCCCGGCTGCCCAAGGAAAGGTGAGGCCGAATGGCGACACTGAAAAGCCGGGGAACGCCTTCGCGGCGCTCGGCAAGCCAGCCGGACGATCCGCCTAGCGATTTCGTGTCGATCGCGCTGGAGTACGCGCGATTGGCGGCCGCTAATAAGGGCGGTCAGTTTGGAAGGCTGATCCAGTTTGCGGCGAAGCGGTTCCTGGTCGACCTGGAGCGTGCGGAGAAGGAGGACGGCCCTTTTTGGTTCTCCCCTGAACATGCCAACCACGCATGCGGGTGGATCGAGCTTCTGCCACATGTTGAGGGGACGTGGGACACGCCAGAGATCAAGTTGCACCCATCTCATGTGTGGTTCGTAGTGCAGTTGTTCGGGTTCCGGAAAGCTGACGGAACACGGCGATTCACATCGGCTCTGTTCGCGGTGGCGCGCAAGAACGCCAAGTCAACCTTGGCTGCGGCGATCTTGCTGTACTGCCAATGCTGTGAGGACGAAGAGGGCGCCCAAGTCATCTCGGCGGCGACCACTGGCAGCCAGGCACGGATCATCTTCAACGTCGCGAAGCGGATGGCGGAGAAGAAGGCGGACTTGCGCGATGCCTATGGGCTGGAGTGCTGGGCAAACGCGATAAGCCGGGTCGAGACTGGGGCGACTTTCAAGCCGATCAACGCCAAGGCAAGCACGCAGGACGGTCTGAACCCGTCCCATGTTGGCCTCGACGAGATACATGCCCACAAGACCCCGGATCTTCTGAACGTCCTCCAGTCGGCCGCTGGCGCAAGGCGCAATCCGCTCTGGCTGTTCACCACAACGGAGGGGTACTCAAATCCTGGCCCATGGGCTGAGATCAGGCAGTTCGCTACGCAGCTCTTAGAGGGCGTGTTTGGCGAAACGGCAGATCACTTCCTGGCGATCTTCTTCGCGATCGACCAGGACGACGGGGATTTTGACGAGAAGGCTTGGCACAAGGCCAACCCGCTCATGGATGTCAATCCGCATTTGCTCGCCGCCATCCGCAAGGAGGCGATTGAAGCCAAGGCGATGCCGTCCAAGTTGGCCGAGTTCCAGATCAAGCGCTTGAACCGCCCTGCAGCCGCGGCGAACGGCTTCATCTTGTTGCCGAAATGGAACGAGTGCAGCGGCAAGGTGGACCTAGAAGCACTCAAGGACGTGCCCTGCTGGGGCGGGCTAGACCTTGCCAGCACGCGGGACCTTACGTCTTTGCGGCTGGTATGGCGTGTGGACGACAAGATCATTACTTGGGGGCGCCGCTGGGTTCCGGAGTCGGCCGTCATGCAGCGCACCGAGCGCGGGACGGTTCCTTACGCCGGATGGGTTGCCGCGGGGCTCATAGAGCAGACCGAAGGCGAGGTGACCGACTACTCCGTGATTGAGCAGGCGGTGTTGGATGTGCGTGATCGCTTCAATCTTCAGTCTCTCGCATTTGACCGGTGGAACGCGACGGAGATGGTGAGTCGTCTGGTAGCCGCTGATGTGCCGCTGGTGGAGTTCATCCAGGGGCCTAAGTCCTACCACCCCGCGATGAGTGAATTGGAACGGGCTTACATCGGGAAGCGCTTGGTACATGACGGCGATCCGGTGTTGGCCTGGTGTGCGGCGAACCTAATCGCACGCAAGGACGTGAATTTGAACATGGCCCCTGACAAGCGCAAGTCGCCGGACAAGATCGACGACATGACGGCGCTCCTGATGGCGATCGGAATCAGCATCAACACCGAAGAGCCGAGCAACAAGAAGCTCATCCTGATGACCCTGGGAAACTGAGATGACCATGAAAGCCTGGAGCCTGCTTGAGGTAAAGCAGGTCGATGATGAGCGCCGGATCATTCGCGGCATTGCTACGACTCCCACCGTAGACCGGATGGGTGATGTGGTGGATCCAGAAGGTGTCGTTTTCAGGGGGCCAGTGAAGCTCCACCTGTACCACAAGCACGACTTGCCGGTTGGCAGGGTCCTATTCGATCGACCGACGAAGAGGGGAATCCCGTTCGAGGCGACGATCCCGAACGTATCCGAGGCTGGCACGGTGCGAGAGCGGGTTAACGAAGCTTGGCATTCCGTGAAATATTTTTTGTTGGATGCCGTCTCCATCGGCTTCAACCCGCTCGAAGGCGGCGTCGAATTGCTGAAGTCAGGAGGCTTGCTCTTCAAGAAGTGGGAGATGCTTGAACTCAGCCTCGTTGGCGTGCCCGCAAACCCCGACGCTGTCATCACCGCGTTCAAATCTGCAGATGCCGCGCTGATCCGTAACGCGCTCGGCATCAAGGCCGCGTCCAGCGTTCTGGAGCGTCAAACGCTCGTGAGGAATTTGCTTGGCGGCGGCGTCCCCCTCATCCAGCGCCAGGCGGCACCGGTCGAACGACCTGCTGGCGGCGCGGTGAAGTTGCTGCACTGAATCACCGGGCCGCATGGCCCCGCGGGGTGGAACCCGCTTCCCAATCTTGCAGGCATTGCCCGGCGTGGAACCCGGGCCGAACGGCTGCGCTCTAAGGAAACCAAATGAAGACCATCGCAGAACAGCTGGAAGCGCTGCGCGCGACCCGTGAAGCGCACCAGAAGAAGCTGGGCGAGATCGCCCAGAAGTCCATGGACGAGAGCCGTTCCTTCAACACCGCCGAGCAAGAGGAGTTCGACGACCTGGAAGCCCAGGTCAAGTCGCTGGACGGCGACATCGAGCGTTATACCCGCCTGCAGGCCGTGCAGGCCAAGTCCGCGGTGCCGGCGGCGATCATTGCCAAGGGCAACGAAGATGCCGTGTCGCGTGGCGAGGGCCGCTCTCTGGAGCCCGCCCAGTTGAAGAACACGCAGAAGCTGGACAAGGGCATCGAGTTCGCGCGCTACGCCATGTGCCAGTTGAAGGCGAAGGGCAACCCGGAAACGGCGTTCCGCCTGGCCGAGCGCCACTACCCGGACAGCGAGCGCATCGTGCGCACGCTTAAGGCCCAGGCGGAAGGGTGCGACCTGGCGATGATCATGAAGGCCACGGTCGAAGCTGGCACCACGCTGGACTCGACCTTCGCCGCGCCGCTGGTGGACTACCAGAACTTCGCGGGTGACTTTGTGGAGTTCCAGCGGCCTCTCTCCATCATCGGCCAGTTCGGCCAGGGCAACATCCCGGGCCTGAAGAGCATCCCGTTCAATGTCCGTATCGCAGGGCAGACGAGCGGGGGAAATGCTGCGTGGGTCGGTGAGGGCGCGCCGAAGCCGCTCACTGGTTTCGACTTCAACGCCGTCGAACTGCGCTGGGCGAAGGTCGCGGCAATCTCGGTGCTGACCAACGAGCTGATTCGCTTCTCC